AAATACCTGGCACCTTCACCGTCGGAGTTGCAGTGGGCAGTAAAGCCCGTGCCGCTCCAGTCAGTAGCTCCCCACATATTTCCACGGCCGAACCCTCCGTCATACACGACAAGAGTGTCAATGTTCCCCGTAGGGAATGGTATCGGGAAAGCAACCAAAGTAGATGTTGCAGCGCCACCGCTTGATGGAAAGTTAATTCCTCCGAACTGTTCAATAAACCCGTCAGGGGTTCTACGCCAGCCTGGCCCGGACGCCCATGCCGACATATCTGGTATCTGGTTTGCACCTGTCCCAACATCCCTTTGCGCCGCAGTTTTCAGACCAAGGTTTGAGAGACCGTTCTTTGAAGTTAAGACAGGAGTCCATTTTGCTGATGGCGGCTGGCTACCAACATTTGCATTTAGTAAGGACTGATAAGACTCACCATCATGTGTGCAGATCGAACCGATATGATATTCCTGTTCTGAATGCCATTCTGGAACCCCCATTTGATGCTGATATGCAATGAACTGGCTCATTGCATACATTGCCGCATTGAAGTCCTCAAGCGAGGGGTGCTCGGAAGCGCCAACAATGCCCCATCCGCGCAGGAAAGATGCCGTGATCTGCGAGGTCAGATCATCTGCCTGATTTGTTCCACCAAACACGGTTCTTTCCAGTCCCTGTGCATCAGAGGCAAAAGCCCGAACATTTCCCTGGTATCGTGCAATCTTAGACATGTATTTTCCTCGAAAAAAAACCGCCCTGGTAGGCGGTATTGAATTTGCTGGCGAAGCCTCTGGCCGAAGGGTTTCGCGAGAAACCGAATGTCAGACCAGGTGTCACCTGATAAAAATAATCGTATCTAACGCCTGCAGGTTTTGGCAGCAGGCCAAGCTTCACAATCAAGCGTAACTCTTCAACTGATACCCGCGGCGAAACGTTCAGTGCAAGCGTCATGTCTTTTCTGTCGGTCACGTAAGCTTCGCCGTTGAATGCCGTCTGTATAACATCCTGCAAGCTGACTCGATCATCGGACACTATCGTTGCACCTGCGGCGTTTCGCGCAATTTTGACCCGGAGGAACCTGCGATACTCATTGTCAGCCAGTTGGTACTCACCATATGCCGGGGAAAACTTGCTGTAGAAAGGTGCCCCGGCATAAGCCGCATTAGATTTACTGTCGAAGCCTACAGTATTCAGATGTCCGTCAAACCCGAAAAATACACGGGCAATAACATCCGGTACGCTGCGGGGAAGGCCGACTATCCGGCCAATGACATCAAGCCGGTATCCGGTAACCCGGTCGAGATCAAAGTTATCTGGGTTACGAATAAAATCGGCGATGATTTGCCAGTGCCTGAGCATGGCCTGTATTTCTGACCTTGCTTTTTTCTTTTCCCAATACTGCTTGATTAGCATTAGTGTGTAGCGGTTAATGATGTCGTCATTCACTGGACCACCTCGTTAACGTCTATATTTTCCACACTCAAGGTGAACTTTCCCTGAAAGCCTGGCGATAGCTCAGCATCGGTGTAATCTGCCCCATTACTGCTAATTTGCAGGTTGGTCAGCACAAAATTCACCCGTCCTACGCCATACCCATTCTCATAAAATTCATTGGCATCCACAGACTCACCGATGTGCATGGTGCGTGATACAAGTGATTTTTTAAGAGCATCGATATCTATCGGTTCGTTTTGAATTTTCCGGCGGGCAGTGAGCCTGATATGAAGCGGCTTGTAGATAGGGCGATCAAGCTGAAGTTCATGTGCAATCAGAAATGAGGTGCCGTCAGGTCGAATCAGCGTTTCGGTATAGCGTCCGGTTATGCTGCCTTTCGTTCCCGTTCCTCCACCTTTCTGTTTAACCATGGCCTCCACAATTTCTGAGATCGCCCCCCCCTCAACGACCAGCCATATTGAATTGGCCGGGATCCCCGTCGTCGGATTATCAATTTTCGTGTCGTTCTCGCCGATATTCAGATCAATTACACCTGTTAGTTGAGCAACTTTAGCGAAAACCGCCCCAGTGCTACCTGTTGCCGGGTTCTCAAGCGACCGGTTCCGGCGTTGCCTGAATTCTTCAGGCGTTTCCTCATCCCGACCGACCACAACCGCGGAATCAGAGATAATGCTCACAATCCCTGGTTCTGGTGTGAGTTGAGTGAAGGTATCGTTCACAAGCCCAGTAACTTTCCCAAAGTTTTGAGCAAAAAAGGTAGCTGTTGTGACGCCCGCCGGAACAGTCACGTCCTGTCGGATAGCCCAGACCTGATTTGCCTGGTCCCGTATCTTGTACCCGCTATAGAGAAGCACCGGCCTGTCTGTTGTGACTTTAAGGTCGCGCTGAGAACGGGATCCAGGACGAAGGAAAAGCCCGTGAAGTTTGGCGATAATCTGCTGCATATCACCAGTATTAAAATCGGGGTCCATTTGGGAATAAAGCCATTGCAGCGCGGCTTCAATATCAGCCCGAGCCTGAGCTTCGATTGCCACGCGTTGACCGTCGGGAGATTCCTGGTCCAAATCGATATCCTGACCATAAATTCCCTTATATCCGTCGCTCAGTTCCTGAAATAACTCCCGGAGAGTGTTTGTCTCAAGGCCGTTGTCGCTAAACTGTAGTGCCATTTTTCAACGCTCCGTTGACCGGGAAGGTGATCGTCTGCTGGTCATAGACGGTCTCAATGCTGAGTTCGATTTTTTGTGACCGGGTGGCCTTATTGACCTCCATCGCCAGGGCGGTAATGCGCATAACCCCATCCGTCGCCAGCGTCACACGCTCTATCTCCCGCAGAATCTCCTGCTCGGTGTTTTTCTCTGATAACAGGTAAAGCCAGTCGATGTTGTCATCCATGTTGAGAGGATTATCGTTTTTGAACGAGCGGATCCGGCATTTGGCTTTCTGCGCGATAGCAGCGCCGCCGGTTATATAGTTTGTCTTCCCGCGCCCAAATCCCCAGTCGTCATTTCTATCAAGTGCTGAAACAATCATGAGATCTCCGTGACAATACCGTTGGTAACTGTGATTGTTTTCCCGTCATCGCTTCGAAATGAACCAGACACCCCAGACTTACCGCCTGTCTTTACCTGGGAATATTGAAGTACATTTAGAACATCGCATTCTTCCAGAGTCGTCTTACCATCTTTCTGGGTAATATTTCCTGTGAGGTTTAAATCACCCTCGTGGTCAGAATCCCCCTTCATCATCCTGTTCTTCTTAGGGATATTGATCGCGGTAGCCTGTGGGTTAACCCCACACAGAGCGAAGCCATCTGAATAATCGTGCATACGCATTTCAAGTGGTGAAACAAAGTCGCTACCCGCATACCAGGCGTCATAACAACGCTCAGAGATAAGGACGAGACAATAGTCACCAGCCGCAATTGGTTCGGCGATATAACTATCACCGCCTTGCAAAATTACCGGGGGGACTTCAATGAACTCTGGGAGTTGCTTGCTGCTCCCTTTCACAACCCGATTGATAACGGGGACGCAACTGATTGTTTTGTCATTTACAGACGTTATTTTTGCGACAACAATGGTGTGAACATCGGCCAGAGCGAATTCAACACCCAGGCTGATAGTGTCGTGAAGTTCTTCAACCATATTTTTTCTCTGGGATGAATTATGAAAAAATTAGTTTTTATTTTGGGATTAGTCACTGCAACGGCATCACATGCAGGACCTTTTGCAGACGTTGCTAAAGCGAAGTTTGAGAGTGAGATGATGCAGGCGATACAACTCACTGATATGAGTGATACGGAAAAATCAAAAGCAATATCACGACTTCCTGCCGCTCAAAAAACACTTCGTGAAGTTGTTCGTGACGGTTTGAACGATAAAAAATCTTGCCTCAAAATAAAAAAAGACTTCGTTAATGAACAAAAGAAAATTATGAGCACCGAAAAAATAGATGATAGAGACTTTGCGGCTACATCTTTAACGGCTATGGGCGATTATATCGCTACAGTTTGTCTCGATATGAAATAGTCACTTGATTACCGCGTAATTCCCTGCTGGCTGACAGACGACCTTCTGATACCAAGCCGCCCCGTTGTTCTGCCCACTGGTTTCAACTTGGTATATCTTATAAACCCCGTTTAGCGCGGGGTTCGTGACACTCTCTATTGCACAAAGGCCGCCAATTACCAGCATAGGATTCAGTTTCGTATCGAATACTATCTGCCCTTTCGATTGAGGGGCTAGCGTGCTTGAGTCGACCTTTTCTTTATTACTCCCCCCCGGATCAGTCTCCGGGTCGTTAGTAGGCTTTTTCCCCTTCTGGCCGCCGTCATCCTGCGCGCTAATCTTCGTGGCTTGCGGGGTGTTTAGCAGACCACTACGAGCGTTAACCACTGGGATATTTCCCGAAGTTACTTCATTCGCTTTCAGGATATGCACCCGTTCATCTTTGATGAAAAAGCTCTCATCTGGTGACAACATATCAGTAAGAATTTTACTGGAGCTTCCCACTAGAACCTTCGGCCTGATAAGAGCCTGTTGCTTCGTCACAGAGCCTTTCTTCGTGTTCGGCATGTCCTGCAAGACAGAATCGACGACCTGATCTTTCCCGCGTACCGTGCGCGATGTGAAGGCGTTGATATAGTCGTGGCCACCGTCTTCACATTCCAGGCTGACGATGTGGATCGCACCCTCACGCTTTACTGCCCCACTTTTAACTGAACCCTGAAACACCTGACGCAGCTTGCCGTCGTAACCAACCTCCAGCCTTACCGGGATGTACTTCTCTTCATCTTCAGACTTGAGCAATTGCAGACGCGAGGAGGGCTTTAAACCGTTGATGGACACACTCAACTTACCCAGAGACTTTTTACTTACCGATTCAAGCGCTTTAAATGAAATAGTTATCGGTGGCTGAATAATCACAGCCTGGTTACCGATCCCAACCGTCAGACGATAGTCACGATAAAAAGTTTCCATTACGGTACGTCTCCCCCGCGAATTTCAATCATTTCTTCCGGTGTTACCATGTAAAGCTCACATCGTCCGCTGGCGAAATCATCTGCGCGGTACGGGTCTATACCGATGTTATCTGTAGCAAGCACCGCAATATCAAACGGCCAGTTTTTATGTCGAAAATGCAACGTTCCCAGTGACAACTTTACGCCATCAATATAATCGCCATTGTATTCCACGCGCATCTTCCACATTTCAACCGTTGGCAGGTGGCGAAGGATAACGACAGCCTCACCACGGTCAAAGATCAGAACGTGGCGCTGAATAGACTCGTCGGTAATGTTGGAGATCTGATTCATATTATCTCCCAAGTATTGCGGTAAAGACTGATTTAGATTTACCACTTCCACTTTTTGAATTATCTGCCGGAGTCTGCGCCCCCTTATTTGCAACGCCCGCCGTTTTTGATTTAGCAGCTACCGAGGGGGATTTGAAGTGCTGCTCTATCGGTGCGGTAGTCAGTTGCGTGAAGGTGATTTTTGTAAAACTGGCTTCAAACTTAGTTTCCATCGTTTGATTGTCGGTACTGATGATAAGGCC